GATCAACTTGATGAAAAAGATGAAGTTGTTGATATTTGTTTCTCCAAGATCAACTTGATGAAAAAGATGAAGTTGTTGATATTTGTTTCTCCAAGATCAACTTGATGAAAAAGATGAAGTTGTCATTAGTTGTTTCTTCAACATCAAGTTTATGAAAAAGTAAGTTGTCATTAGTTGTTTTTCAGAAACAACTTCATGAAAAAAGATGAAGTTGTCATTAGTTGTTTTTCAGAAACAACTTCATGAAAAAAAGATGAAGTTGTCATTAGTTGTTTTTCCAATATCAACTTGATGAAAAAGATGAAGTTGTCATTAGTTGTTTTTCAGAAACAACTTCATGAAAAAAGATGAAGTTGTCATTAGTTGTTTCTTCAAAATCAAAGCAAAGAAAAGATGAAGTTGTCATTAGTTGTTTCTTCAAAATCAAGTCAAAGAAAAGATGAAGTTGTCATTAGTTGTTTTTCCAATATCAACTTGATGAAAAAGATGAAGTTGTCATTAGTTGTTTTTCCAAGATCAACTTGATGAAAAAGATGAAGTTGTCATTAGTTGTTTTTCCAAGATCAACTTGATGAAAAAGATGAAGTTGTCTCTGAAAAAAAAGAAGGCAATTCAGAAATATAGTTAATCCAGATAATAATCTTTTTCCTGACAGGGAATAATTATATGTTTGTTACACTATTATTAACTAACTTACATCTTCCTTGAAATCATGCATTTTTGAAGGCAAAAACATATGTTTTATTACGTCTTAGCTCCCAAGAGCTAAGATGTTTTTTCGAACAACTTGGAAAGTTGTTCTTTAAATACTTGTGAAAAATAAGGGTTATGAACAGTCATTTTTCCAAAAAGGGGATGATCTACTTCTGGTGTTTTGGTTAGTATATCCTCATATTTTATCTCCTGCAATGCAGGTATTTTTATATCTTGACAGAATAAATATCCGAGCTGCACAAAGTGTTGATATTCTTCGGGTATGATACATTGAAATATGTATGGGATAAAATTTATCGGAATACAATATTTACCAGAAAAGAAGAAAATAGCATATATAATAATTTTTCTCTCTGGATCATCAATGGGCAGTTTATCATAGTAAATTTCTTTCCATTGCTTCATTCTTTGTTGATCTTCACTGGCGACAACATTCTCAAGCTGTTCTAACATATAACTGCGTATGCGATTTTGAACATATTCATTACAATTCTTATTTATTTCTGAAATTTTTACCAATTCTTTCAATGATATTTTGGATATGATTTTTTCCTTGATTTCAGGAGGAAATAGATACCACATTTTTTGGAACTACTTGTGTTATATACATCATTTTTGTTGGAATAAAATTTTTTGAGGATCAATCTGGAGATAAGATTTTGCATGGTCAACAACATATTTTTTAAGAGTACCCAGTTGATCATTTATTTTGTGTTCCTTCAGCAAATAATGTATAGTTTCTAAGGATTGTTCAACAAAAGATGTATCTAATCTAGCCTTTTTAGATTTAACAAATTCTAGAGCTTCCAAATCACAAACCAATGCATGAACATAAGCCACAGAACTACTAAAAAAATCTTCCAAAATTTCTAAAAATTCTACAATATCTTCATGTTTGAATTCCTGTGCCAAACGAATCTGAACCTGATCTTTAATTCTTAAAGATTTAGTATTTATATCATCGTTATCTGAAAACATTTTTACAAAACGTAGATAAGCATTGAGTTTTTCGATGCATGAATAGAAAGTTTCCTCAGTGATAGATAGTTTCCAGATTTGATATCTTAGATCTCTAGCATAATCAGTGATTTCATCATCATCAAAAAAGACTTCACCATCCAGATTGAATCGCGGGATTAAAATCCAATTTTTGACGCAGGTATATCTCCATGGACGTTGTATGCCCCACTTCTCTTGAAATTTCTCCAAAAAATCTGCATGTGGTGATCGAGGGTCATTACCCAAGAAATTTTCAGAGAAAGGAAGAGCCACATAAATCTCCATTTCAATAGTCTGAGAATGATCAACAAAAAAATCACTCAATATGATTTTTGTCTTATCTTTTCGCAACTTAAACCCTTGTATAACTTCTCTTGGAGTCCAACAAAGGTTATATTTGTCTTCTGTAAGAGATTTAAGCTCATAGAAATCATCCAAACTTATAGAATCCTGACGATCTTCTATTTTCCCTGCTATTTCTTCTCCCAGATATATATCATACTTGTAATCTTTTCCTATCTTGATATCACCTAAAAAAATTTCTTTGGTAGATTGTATGTTTTGAATGTATTCCTGCAAAGAACGGGAAATATTCAATGATGTCTGGTTCTTAAAGACTGGTCCACTACCAAAAATTCTTCCTCTGGGTAATAAATCTTTAAGGACGAGATGGAAATTTACCAATTCCGTTGATGGCGACTGAATAAGGTTCTTTATCTCTCCAGAATCGTAAATTTGTATATTATGAAGTTGATATTTCGAACTTTGGCTTTCTGGAATAAAGGCAGTGATATGTTGTGACTTCTTCATTTGCGTTTGCTTGTTCCATTTTTTAAGATCCGTTTAAGAAACAAGGTTGGTTTCGAAAAGTGTTAATTCGTACCACCCAACATCTTCTTTGCAAGAAGAAATATTTTGTTCAAAAACAGGACCAATATGATAAGGTTTGGACTGAATTTTGTATTTATGAACGCCTCTTTTGATAAAGGTCATACCGATTTTTTTGGTCTTGACAATCTCAAAATCGACATCAGGTAGTAACAGAATTTCTTTTTCATAAGGATGCGCATGAATATAATCAGAAATAGCCAACACAGAGCTACCTTTAGGAATTTTCACCTCAAACATACAACATCTTTTCTGCCTATCTAAGAATTGGTCAAAGTTTAATTTAGGGTTATAAGTTGTACTATTGAATGGTTTTTGTTCCAAAAAAATAGGTTCATCAAATATTTGTTGTGAAATACTACGAGACACTAAATTTCCTTCTTCTAAAGGAACTCCACTATAAAATCCAGATGCTTTATATACATAAAAATCGCTCTCAGTTTTGGGCGCTTTGATGATAATGTTTCTCAAATCCATCTGGAACTGTTTAATAATTTCTTTAGAAATCTTGAATTTCTCACGATTATCTAACATAACATAGTCTCTTGGTCTTTCAAAGTATTGCATCCATTTCTTAAATGGTGATTCAATATTTTTAGCTCCATAAAAATCAATATCATAATCCCAAAAAAAATCTAATGTCCATTTGTTGGCTGTTCTTTGAATTCCTCTCTGTAGTTGAAGAAGAAAATTTGTGATGGGAGTTGAAGACACTGTATATTTCCAAATAATATATTTCTTCCACAATGAAAGATTCATTTGATACTTATTTTGTTCAATCATAAATTTAGAGAATTCGGGACTTACGTTATAAATGATATTTCCTAAAGGACCAAACATCATATCAGGTTGTTTGTTCATTTTAAAACAAGGCACAAAATTTCGAATACTTCAATAATATATATATATAGTATGAAATTCTACTATATGTTACCAATTTGAAGAAAAATGATGTGTAGTTGGTCTACCATGTTATTTCTTCACTGGCCTAATATGACCAAGTACAGATTTTATAATTTTATAGTTATAAAATCTAATCCTTTAATCCTGACAAATTCATTAATATCAAGCTGTTGCTGCTAAAAAATAAAAAAGAAGGACTGGATTTTTTATTTTTATGGTGTGATTTTCTCATATTCAACTTTTACAAATAAGAAAATCCCAATTAACAATAAAAATGGCTGATTTCGATGGTGCATATTTTTTTGTGAAGGATACTATGGAAGTACCCATATTCAACATGATCAAGAAAATGAATGACTCTGATGCTTATCTAAAATTGATCATTTCTGGAGGAGATGTTCTCAATAGATACTTTATTGGTCCACAAATATTTTTCACTCGAGACTTTGATATTAAACTAACTGCTGATAGGAGAGTTGAACTTACTGAATCTAACAAAAAAATAATGTATGATTATAATAATGAAGTTAGTAAGACTTTTGAGAATACACTGAATACGTTTTATCTGAAAAATAAGCAGCATATGGATGATGTTTTATCCAAAAATTATGGACTAAAAATGGGAAAAAACCGAGAAACAGGAAAATATTTCAATTTATTTCAACCCGTAAAAGGAGGGACAAATATTTCCATTAGCTATCAATTGCGAACTCTTGATGATAAAGAATGGGATGTGGATCATATCATTGATTTTTGGGTTGCCCTTCCAGAAACTCTTACTTTTCCTTATAACACTTTCTTGGGTGGCGATCCTATATTGTCTTTAGATGGTTCCAACTACTATATACCCACTATTGAGATGGAGGGGTTACTCATTGCTGGTTTAGGTTATATGATCTGGGACACTCAGAGGATGATAGATTATTCCATTGATTTGGAACGCAAAGGAAAGAAAAATAAACTTCAAAGATATATCGACAAACAGAAAGGTATTTATAATGATCTCAATCATCCATTGAAAAGACTGTCTTGTATTCCATTTAAAGATTACATCAAACAGTGTAACAGAGAATCAAAGAGTTGCAGTGTAGATAATCAACAATTCAGAACGATAGAAGAAGTACTTTCCTTTGCCCAAGGCAAAGGTTATCTTTCTTCATCTCAAGTTGAGGAAATAAGAAAAGGTACCTATAGTTTATCTTATCTCTGCGCTTATATCAATAAACTAAGAAAGTATTATTCATGACAAAAACAGTGATTATATGTAAATATATGCACATATTATATAAGAACTCTAAATATCCAATCAACTTGATCTTGGAAAAACAAATCACTGAATAATTATCTTTTTCTTCAACTTGATGTTGGAGAAAAAAAGAACAACAACCATTATTTTTTTCTTCAACTTGATGTTGGAGAAACAAATCACTGAACAATTATCTTTTTCTTCAACTTGATCCAGGAGAAAAAAAAGAAAAGCAGTATCGAGAAACTTCCTTACACATAGATGATGAAGAAATCAATATAGTGCAAACTTTTAAAATATGTAAATTTGGGAAATTTACATCTTATAGATTTTGTATTATCTTAAATACCATCTGGTTTCTTCCATTTTCGTTGGCAATTTTACAAGTATCTTTTCACCATTTTCTTAGTTGTTCAATGTCCATTTTTTATGAAGAATGCAATGATAAATTCATTTTTTCTTTATTCTATTAAAATGGTATGGACTGATAATGTTGGATGGTGGATTGGAGTGATAATTCTCCTCATTCTTATTTTAATTGTTCTCATTGTTATTTGTTGCATTATGTATAGTGCATTTCACAAAGTTGAAAAAACTGTTGAAAAAGCACTTTGTGAATTCTACATACTAGAAAACCGAATTATACAAGGAGTGGAAAAAATAGGAGAAAAAGCCAAGCCTCTTATTGATAAGGGAATAAAAGGACTCGAACAACGGGTTTCCAGTAGACAAGGGTTATTATCTACATAAATAAAAAAAATGTTTTTTTTAAAAATAATTCGATACGATAACACAGTTTAAGTTAACTATGTCTATAAGCGTTTCTATTATCTGCAACGGAGAAGTAATGACTGTTTTTCGAAATACGACTTATTTGAGCTTAGCACACAAGAATCTTAAGGAATTACCTGATTTGAGTGTCCTTCCTAATTTGAGGTACTTGAATCTATTAAATAATCGTCTGGAATCCTTCCCTGATAATCTCCACAAAAATAAAGAATTAAGAATTATAGATTTGCAATTAAATCCTCTAAAAGAGGTCACTTCCTCTATTCGCTTACTACCCAAGCTTGAAAAAGTAATAGTGTCAAAAAACAAAGATATTGTTACTTCTGCATTGACAGGGTGTCTTAGATTGGAAAATATATATGAATATATACCAAAAGAAGATAGAAAACGTATTTTAACCTTTTATCTCGTTAATCGATTTCGAAACCCGTTGGGAAGTTCTTTACCCGAGGAAATCATGCAGATGATTGCTTTTCAGACTTTTAGTGTACGATCGGATCATGGCGAGATCGACACCAGTTATAATAGATGTATTATTTGTGCTCAAGATCTTGATTCTGTTTGTATCAGATGTGAAGGACTTAATATCAAAGACAACCAATTCTGTTCTCAAAAGAAATGTGATATTTGCAAACAGTGTTTCCATGTACATTGTATTGATCGCTGGTCAAGAATTAGACAACATTGCCCTGCCTGTGAAAATAGAAAAGATATTGTTTAAATCCCAATAAAATATATAAATATGTTATATATTTTGTGTTTTACTACGATCTTTGTTCAGTAAGATTAAGTTGAAGAAAAAGATAATTTAGTGATTTGCATGGTGAATGGATTTTGAGAAAATTACTTCGGCTTAGACAGTTGTTGGAAAAAGAGAGCAAAAAAATAGGGCGATAAATATACGTTATCGAAATCAGTAATTAATGATAGTATAATATTATAAAGTTACATATTTTTTTGTGAGATGAAATAAAAATGGAAGTGCAAGAAGACTTTAAACAAGAAGAAATCGTTACTGTATTTAGAGATTTGCTCAGTAGAGGTGAAACAGATCTTATACGAGCTATGATGGTTGAAATATATTATCCAGATCTTTTGAATCTTTGTGCTTCATCTGCAAAGATAAGAGCGTTTTGTGATGACTATCTCTATAAAATGAAAGCCTATCATGATTTTGGTGTTACCCAACTTAAATATGCAGATAATTGGACAGATGAATACAAACATCTTTTTATGAAACACATTGATCGCATGAAATTTTCTGAAGCTATGTGGGAAGTCGAAGATCTATTGAGTGAAGAAGATTTACAATCGAGGTCTATTTCCAACTTGAGAAAAATAGCTAAGAAGTTTGGTGTGAAAACGACTCGACTAAACAAGGATCAAATCGTAGAAAAACTTTTAAATGAAGTTCCTGGGCATTATTTACTTGAAGAAGTCAATAAATACCCGATTATGAAAGGTTATTAAATGGTTTTTAACTTGTAAATTATATCAGGTATATTTATTGCACAATAAATATATTCGTTACGAGGATAATAGAGTTGCTTCTGATAATTTTTTCGATTTTATATTGGAACTCAAAATGTGGACTGGTAAAATGTCTTATCGGGTTGTCTTGATTGGCGATTCGGGTGTTGGTAAAAGCAGTTTATTGTTACAATTTATGTCAGGTTCATTTACTGACGAATTCAATAGTACTATAGGTATTGATGTAGGGTTTAAAAATATCACATTTCCTATCTCTGAGACAAAATCTTGTAATTTGAGTTTGAGAATTTTTGACACTGCGGGACAAAGTAGATTTGAAACCATCACTGAACATTATCAATCATCCTCTACTGATGGACTAATTGTGGTTTTTGATGTCACGGACCATCATAGTTTTTTGAGAGCTAAAGATCTTATATATCGATCACGAGAAATTAGTCCTCTTGGGGAATCCTTACCTATTCTACTTGTAGGTAATAAAATAGATTTATTCATCAAAAGATGCATCTCTTATATAGATGCCAACAAATTTGCTCAAGAAGAAGGATGTTCTTATATGGAAACCTCGGCCAAAGAAAATAGTAAAGTCAAAGAAATTTTTGACAAAATTGTGGAATTAATATTGGACAATCAGCAAATAAAAACAGAAAATGTTGAATTTGAAATAGATGGATCAGATAAACCACGTGTCAAGAATTTTAAACACAAAATAATGGGATGGATACTATGGTGTATGTGCATAGAATTAGGTGATTAATAGGTTTGATATATCAAATTGTTTGACAATAATGCATCTTGGATGATTTTGCACATTGCTTCTTTTTTCTTTCCTGGAGGTTTATATTCAATCCATCCAAGATAATATTGGAGGTCTTTTTTATTCAAATTTTTGGTGTCAAAGGTTCTAAACCCTGGTCTATTTGAAATGGTTGTTATTAGTTCAGATTTATTCATGGATTCTATTTCTTCCATATTTACTGATTCTGGAACATCAACTTCAAGAAAATTTAAGATTTGGATATGATCCAAGATGTTATAACTTTCACAAACCCTTCCTCTGTTGATAGTTCTTTTGTCTTTTGTGTTTCTTTTTGCAGATTTCTTATGTGGTTGTTTTTCCATAAATTTGCTGACCAGACGAAATGTTTTTACTGGACCACTGTAATAATTCCCATGAATAGGTGATTCCTCATAAGGTTTACGAAATTCCTCTAGAAATTCTTGTCCTCTTTTGCTATAAACTACTTGTTCAATGGGAGTAGCATCTCTCCACTGCCCCTCAGAAAGTGAAAATAATCGAATTTTTCCTGAGACATTCTTATAGTTAGAAGCAGCAGCATAATCTGTTCTACCAGGTTCTATACTGTACAAAATATGGAAATAAACGGGTTCTGTGTTTTCATCCCATGTTGGCTCATAATCAATTTTATCTGGCACGCGTGTTCCCTCTTTGGGTTTTCTCCCTTTTCCAGTAGATTTTTCTTCTAACCTTCGTTCCACTTTTTTAATTTCTGTGATTGGTTTATGAATCACATACCACAAGCTGGCAAAAGGAACAGCAGGTGAGGGAGGGTTGAGGTTTTCACTTAATCTCTCCATAATCTTCTTTGAAAAAGCAGTTTCATTGTTGTCAATTCGACGTTGAATGGCATTTTCAAGTAATTTTGCCAATATATCGATGTCAAAAGAATAAAATATTTTCTCAAATTCATCTGTGAAAGGTTTATATTTTGTTAATTCCTCAATCGATTGCATTTCTTGTTCTTCCTTGCCTATATTCTCAATTTTATCTAGCGGTACATCCAAAATACCAATCAAATTAGCTGTGTAATATTTCACATTGACAGATTGATGTTTCAAATCAGAAAGAGGATAGTCTAAAGATAGAAAAAGAGTATCTTGATCCTTTTGAAGATAAGAGGTTTGTCCATATCTATTTTGGAAAATAGATCTTTTATTCAAAATGTTTTCTATTGCGTATTGAACATATTTTATTTCTGGAGGAATATCAACATATAGATAGGGATATACATCATCGCGGATGAGATCCACCACTTTTTCCATTTTTATGGAAAAATGGGTTTTGAAATATTCTTGGAGGATACGAGTGACGGCTTCAATAGGTTCATTGATATAATACACATCGTACGTTGTATAGTCTTTTTCTGTGAATTTAGGGTCCCAACAATCATATACACATTCCGCATAGTCACATTCTCCGGTTCCATCCTTATCAATAATACTAGGATCTCCAACTCTAGTATTTCTCAGAAAATGAACTTGGCAATCCACAGCTACCTTCTTCATTAATCTTTCCATTCTCTTAATTTCTCTGTCTTTCTTCTAAGATCGTTCATATAGACGAATATCAATAGATAGAAGCTTATTATTTTCACAAGGATAAATATAATCATCATCCATTTCCAATGTGGAGGTTCCTTCTTCAGATGGTTCACAAGTATAAGCAGCATGGTTGAAAATTTTTACTTCTACCCTTGATTGTTCTTTCAATAGTTCAACATGACTTGTAGATCTGATGGCTCGACTTTCCGCTTGATAATTGGTCGCATGTTTCCAATCCCCGTCTATCAAATGAATGCTGATTACATTGTTTAAACTTATACCTTCGCCTCCTACAGGAGTGGTGATAAAGATCTTGATATATTCTCCATGTTTATTTTCAGGGGAATTCATCAAAGATAGTAAAACTTCTAGTGAAGAGGTAGTAATATCCGGAGAAAGAAAAGCATATATAGGTTTTTTTGCAAAACTTTCTCGAATTACTCTTTCTCCAGCTCCGTTGGTACAATAAGTTTGGACATTGGTGATGTTTTTCAATCTAAATACACTATTCATATCTGGTTCATCAAATAATTCATACCCTTGAGCTTCTAAACACATAGCAAAGGGTACAGCACCCGAGGCTTTGGAATAGTTAGAATACACAAAAATATTACCTTTAACTGAATTGGCAATCTCAATTATTTCAGCAAATTTAACTCCTAAGTTTCGTATACCGTCAATGGTAGAAATTTGTTTGGCAAACTCTCTACCTGATGCTGTTTCGGTTTTTACTCGATATCTATGACCTATTTGCGATATATATTTATTGAATCCTTTCAATCCAAAAGAACCATCTGGGTAGACAAAATTAGAAACTTGACGCTCTTTATTTCGAAGCTCATTCTGTTTTCCTTTTCGAACTTGCCGGTAAATTTTAGACTGAAAATCGCTCATTTTTCCTAAATAAACCTTTGTTTCTGTTTCATAGTCTTTTGGCGCGTGGTGATAACCTTGAATTTTATAAATAGGAATCCCTTGATATTGAATGTCAATCCCTGTGTCTAATCGACGAACATAAGATACTTTTCCCCTAAATAATTTCTCTAATTGTTGATTGGTCATATCTTTGATTTTGGTGTTTGGAGAAATGTATAAAAGCTGACCTAATTGAGTAGTTGTGACTTTTTTGGTAAATTTAGGAAAATTCTCATCATATGGAGAAATACGAGACGGTAATATCAAATTAAGTAAATCTTTGATTTCTGATGAATCATTAACCATAGGCGTTGCAGTGGCTAACACTTTTTTAGTATTTCTAGCTACTTGAAATAATCTCCAAAATTGAACATAAATATCTTCTTTTCCAAATTTAGGCTTTTTTCTATCTTTTTCCGTCTTTGATAATGCATATTTCCCAGAGTCTATTGCTTTATTAATTTTCTTCAATGAAAGACTTGGATCATCTAAGAGTTGATCTATAATTTCATCTTTTCTTCCAGATATAGCGATATCATATGTATTCGCCAAATCCTTCAATCCCTGAACCAAAAATCGATTGAGCATGTGCCTTTTGAGTTTTATATCAGGTCTTTCCTTTCTTTCTGGTTCTCCTTTGAAAGTCCTAAAACGTAAATTATGCGCTTCATCAATAAAGATAATACTGTTGGAATATCGTTCGATTATCTCCTGGTTACTGATTTTTGCTAATTTACGCGCAAAGGACTCTCTTTCCTTCACCGTATACCATTGTCTGACATTTCTATAAACTTTCTTTATAGAAGCCTCAGCTTCTGGCGTATCATATACTCCATCTGTACACTTACAAACAATTTCATCAATCATTCTAGTTTTTAATTGCTTGTTGTTGACAATTACAATAGCCCTTTCAATATATCCACCCGAAAGGAAAGAATTAGTATCCGTTGATTCATGTTCTTTTTTCAATATATCTGCTGTGGCGGTAATAGCACAAGATTTTCCGGTTGCAGTTTCATGAAAAAGTATTAGCTCATTGTAATGTTGGAGAAAACGTTGTATAAATTTTTGATGTTTGAAATAATCACCACGTGCTTTCTTCAAAGTTTCCTTGGGATTTGAGGACAACTCATTAAATTCTTTTTTGGCAGAGATTTTCTTTTGTATTTCTGGTTCGAAACTTGGTGGATAAAAGGAGATCAGATCATCCAGTTCTATATCTTCATCCATTTTTATGGAAAATGGATAAAATTAAAGTAATCAACATCATCACTGAACAATCATTCAAAAAATATGTTCTTTAAGTAAAATTATTATAAAATGGTATAAATGGTTATTAAACTTTGTTCGCTGATTTAATTTCCAACATCAAAGTTGATGAAAAAATATAAATGTTCAGTGATTTGTTTCTTTCTCCAAGATCAAGTTCATGAAAAAGATAATTGTTCAGTGATTTGTTTCTCCAAGATCAAGTTCATGAAAAAGTATGATTGTTGTTCCATTTTTTCTTCAAGATCAAGTTCATGAAAAAGATAGTTGTTCAGTTATTTGTTTCTTCCAACATCAAGTTATGAAAAGTAATAGTTGTTGTTCTTTTTTTTTCCAAGATCAAGTTCATGAAAAGTATGATTGTTGTT